AGAGAGCAATTAAAAAACGGAATGTCTAAAGAAAAATACGACGCCGGTGTTGCTCATCTAAAATCAACATTGGTATTTCAAATTGCCGCTTTTGGACCTATATTTTCTATAGTAAAACATTTATCTGGATGGACTGCACTGGGAGCAATGCTTAGAGGTAGTGGGTCTTCATTTGCGCAAAAACTTGGCGCCAATATGGGATCAATGAGTGCAGTTGCCCGTGCAGCACTTATCTCGTCATTAAATACTAAAGAAGCTAGAGAACTTTGGTCTGATATGTTCATTGGCGGCACGCTGGACAATATTGGAAAAATGACATACGATGGTGTTACTGGTTTATTTAATTCAGCTAAAGCAAAAGCTAAAGAAAAAATTACCGGAGAACCGGCTGACACAGCAAGCGATACTGCTGCCCCGGCAGAAAAAGACGCAACATCAACCGCCGAACCAGTAACACCGGCTAGTACAAACACATCACCTTATAAATCAGAAGTACCTAGTACTTCAACTTATAAAGGTAATCCAATGTTTAAAGGCATTAATTAAACAAACGGCTGTTGCATTACTTTAGACAATTCCATATTATCTGAAATAATTTTATACATTAGTGTGCGGTCTTCATAGCTGTAGGTATGCATTAGATCATTAATACTAACGCCACCTCGCATATACCAACTAATTCTAAACAATTCTTCTTTAAAGTTAATTGCTTCTTTATCAAGCCTAACTAGATACTCTTCAATTTCCTGGGTGGATAATCTAGTTAGGCGGTTGCGAAAAAAGATGAATGATCTAACGCAACACGAAGTGTGTTTTCTTTACCACAACTTTGACACTGCGCTAGTTGCGGAGGAGTTTCCCATAGTTGTGTATTTTTATCAATGTGGACTTTAATCTGATCAAACGTAGATTTTTCAGTATTAACTAACCACTCATTAATAAATGCTCGTTCATTAACAATAGTAGATCCTACTTCAATAGCAGTAATGTTAGCTGAATACACTTCTACTTGTAAAGATCCGTATGCTTCATATAATCTTGACATTTCTTTAGATTTTTCAACACTGTCTTCAATAGTAGCCGCTGATTCTAATTTTTGTCGTAATTCAAAATTACGTTGACTAAACTCTGTAACTTCTTTATAGCACAACGGTCTTAATTTTACAACTACATCTTTTAATACAGCACGACTATCAAAAGTAATATGATTATAGTAATCAATGATTTTTGAAAGTTCAAGATCATATTCATTTTCTGTTTGACAATGCTCACAAGTATGTCCAACAGTAATAGAATTAGTATAGGTAGCAATGCGTATGGCCGCTAATATTAATTCTAAATCTAAGTTGCTAACTGCCCATCCGTTGGTAATTGACGGGCAACAACTTTCAATGACTTTAACAGTACTTTCACCAGTTAGTAAAGCATCTGGAGTTTTTATTAGTATTTCGTCCATACCATTCATACCGTATACTGGCAACTTGGTAACATCCCCGGTAATTTCTCCGGGACTATTGTACTGACCTTTACTGGGTAAATTAATAAAGATTTTAGGTTGACGAAAGAACTTCTGTAGTGGATTATTGGCCATATTTGACTCCGGATAAATATATCATATAGTATTTATATACGCATATTTTTAGGAAAATATAATGGTAACAAAAGTTGCTGATATGACCGTTGACGAATTCTCAGAATCTATTGCTAAAGCAATAGGCGGAAAAGGTGGATCTACTTCATCTTCTCCCACTCCTTCTGCTTCACCCTCGGGCATGAACTTTGGGTTTATAGCCGGCTTGGATAAAGCCCTTGCTTCCGGAATTGAAGGGGTTAGCAAACTTGGTAGTACAAGCTCAGCTACCGCTGGTGCTGTTGGGTTAGTTGGCGCGGCACTAGGTAAACTACCAATTGGCGCAAACAGCGCAGTGGCAGCATTTGGAGCTGTGGATAAAGTTGTAACAGGATCAGTTGACAGTTATCAAAAGCAATTGAACGCTGGTACTGCGTTCACTGGCGGCTTGCTAGACATGGAAAAAACTCGTGCTCGAAGTGGATTATCACAAGAGCAGTTTGCAAAACAGCAAGAGGACATGGCTAAAAACACACTTGGTCTAGCTGGACAAAGTGGCGAAGCTATGAAGAAGTTAACCAGCTTTCAAGACGAGTTTAAAAAGACAGACGTTGCTAAACAGCTACAATCAACATTTGGCTTATCATCGGACCAGCTTGCTACCTATACTAATACTTGGATTACTCAAAACGGTAATATAGATTTAAATGATAAAAAAGCAAAAGATGCTGCAATAAAATCTCTTGAGAAAATGACGGAAAACACTATTCGTCAAAGTCAAGAAACAGGTTTAAGTACAGATGTAATTAACAAACAAAATCGTGCTATGAACGAAAGTCTTCAAATGCAATTAATGCGTTTAGAAGGTGATGAAAAACAAAATGAAGCACTGAGTGATCTTATGCCGCAGTTGGTTGGGCTTGGTCCGGCATTACAGAATCTTGCCCTTGAAGCATCGTCTGATATGGGAGTAACTGGCGACAAAGCAGTTATGACTCAAGGTGCTCTAGGGTCACAGGGTGTTGAATTTAGTGATGCTGTTAGAAATCTAAAAGCAGTGTCCGAGCGTGGCGGATCACCAGAAGAGAAAAAGGCAGCAGAAATGCGTCTTGAAGCGGCAAAGATTGAAGTCAACACTTTAATGCGTTCAAAAGAATTTACACAGATGGCAGAAGTTGAACGCCGAGGTGGGCAAACTGGTACTAACGGAGCAATGTTAGAACTAATGAAAGAAAGAATGCCAAACTTACAAAAAGAAAAAGCACAATCTATCGATCTTCAACGACAAGGCATGTCAGGCGACCCACAACAAGTGGCGGCATACAGTAAAGAACAAACAAATAGAGCTATGGCAGGCGTTGATGCTAATGGCAACAGACGAGCCGGTGATGAAGCATTAGCTGCAGGCAATCAAGCAAATACTCGAGTTCGTGATGAAATGATTAATCTCGAAGTTGAGGGTATTAGAAGAGTTATCAAAGGGTTAGATAACTTTGCCGGCAAGTTAAATGAAGTAACTGGAAAAATTGGTGGCGGCAGATACACCTCTGGGGAAATAGCAGGCAACCCTGCTACAGGTCAAAAACCATTAGGGCAACAACAAACTGAAAATACACCAAGGGTTCCAAACTTATATCCAAAACGTCATACTGTAACTGAGGGTGAAATTGATTCAAGATTTGAACCAAAAGATGCTACTGTTAATATTTCTAAGGGTGAAAACGTATTAGATCCGTCAAAGGCTAAAAAATATGATGCCATTGGCGGAGAAGCAGGCCTAGATAAAATGATGGCCGGATTAAAACCGCCAGCTATTGATGTTAAATCATTAACTGGAGGAATGGATCCAAGTAAGATGTTTGGGGACATGCAGAAGCAAATGACACCTATGATGGAAAACATGCAGAAGCAAATGACTCCAATGATGGAAAACATGCAGAAGCAAATGACTCCAATGATGGGCGATATGCAAAAGCAGATGTCTAGTACGTTTAGCAATATGAAGATGCCAAGCGGCTTTGATGATAAGAAACTTACCAGCATGATTGGTAATATTAAACAGCCTGATCCGGGACAGTTAGCCAATATGGCTAAGTCTATGATACCACCGGCCGACAATTCAGCGGCATCAGCATCCAGAGATATGATTAGTAACTTAAAAAATGCTACATCCTCTATGGCGCAATCGTCCAAACCTCCTGAATCAGCAGTAGCAACACCAGTAACCGCTGAAGAACCAACTAATATTGCTCCACCAGTAGCTACAGATTCATTCAATAGTGACGTACTAAATGCTTTAAATAACTTAAATAAGCTAACAGCACAAAGTCTTGATGCGCTTGTTCGAACCGCAGGTCACGCTGAAAAGACAGCAGGTGGCATTGACGGGTTAAATGGCAATAGATTTGGCTAAAGGATAAATGAATGAGTTGGAAAAAGTATTTTACGCCAGTACCAGTGGGGTCTTCTTTAAGTCCAATCTCTGGTTCTGAAAATAACAGCAAAGCTGGACCTGCTAAATCAAACTACAGTAGCTATCTTCCCGATGTTTACTCAGGTAGTCCCAATCGTATTGAACGCTATCAGCAGTACGAAGTAATGGATAGTGATCCGGAAGTCAACGCGGCATTAGATATTCTAGCTGAATTTTGTACACAAAAATTAAAAGACGGTAAAACTCCATTTAGTGTCACTTGGAGACATCGTGCTACCAACGCTGAAATACGTATTCTAGCTGAATACATGCAACAGTGGACTAAAATACAACTCTTTGACACACGCATCTTCCGTATTATGCGGAACACATTCAAATATGGCGATGCTTTCTTTATTCGTGACCCAGAAACGCAAAAATGGTCTTACGTTGATCCAAGTAAAATTGTTAAAATCATTGTAAACGAAAGTAATGGTAAAAGTCCTGAGCAATATGTTATTAAAGATCTAGCACCTAACTTTGAAAATTTAGTTGCTACACAAATCACTCCTAATATCAATCCACGTCAATCAGGCGGCGGCATTACTAGCGGAGCAGGTTATCTTGGACAACAAGGCGCACAAAAAGGTAGTTCAGGACCATATCCTAGTAGCTCAAGCGGAAGTCGCTTTGGTACAACTGAAACAGAACACGCAATTGATGCTGAGCACATTGTACATTTAAGTTTAAGCGAAGGGTTAGACAACAACTTTCCGTTTGGCAATAGTTTATTAGAGAATATCTTTAAAGTTTACAAACAAAAAGAACTATTAGAAGATGCTATTTTAATATATCGTATACAACGTGCTCCAGAAAGACGTGTATTCCATATTGATGTAGGTAATATGCCAAGCCATTTAGCCATGGCATTTGTAGAACGTGTTAAAAATGAAATACATCAAAGACGTATTCCAAGCCAAACAGGTGGCGGACAAAACGTTATTGACTCAGCATATAACCCTTTAAGTATCAACGAGGACTATTTCTTTCCGCAAACAGCAGAAGGTCGTGGTAGTAAAGTAGAAACATTACCTGGCGGAACTAATTTAGGTGAGATTGATGACTTAAAGTACTTTACCAACAAGTTATTCCGCGGTTTACGCATCCCATCAAGCTATTTGCCAACAGGCGCAGATGATAGTCAAGCAAGTTACAATGACGGTCGCGTTGGTACAGCTTATATTCAAGAACTACGCTTTAACAAGTACTGTGAACGCTTACAAAGTCTTGTAACATCAGTGTTTGACGAAGAATTTAAAATGTATATGAGCGCCAAAGGTCTAAACATTGATTCAAGTTTGTTTGAATTGAAGTC